AGCGTTAAGATAAGTTGAAACAGTTGTTTAACTCCAGTTTCAGCAAATACTCGTGCTATCATTTCTATTTTACCTTGCGCTGCTGACATTTGTGCTGCAACTGCGGTAGCTGTCGTGCTTTGCAAGGAATCGGCATCTAATCCCATAGACGCTTTTGACAATCCTGTTCTTTGTTCTTTTAAATCGTCAAGATATTGTAACAAGCTAAATGCGTTTTGACCGATAAGTTGTGGCTGTAAAGGTTGTAGTGCATTGGGTTGACGCACACGCACAATACCACCTGCTCGTGAATTTAATAAATCATCAATATTAACTTGCCCTTCAACAGCAGCAACTCTTACATTGTTTGTAAGATAGATATTATCTAATAATTGACGCATAACAGTTGATTTAATCATCTGTATATCCATGATTAATTCTGCTAAACTACGACCAATTAACCTATGCGGCATTAATATTGGTGATAAACACGCAAAAGGTACATGGTCAAATGTATCGTTTTCAACAATTTCAAAGCCAGAACCTAATGTAACAACTCTGCGTAGCTCGGCAATGCCATCACCATCATAATCTGCTTTAATATAGGCTTCTGTGACTAAAACATCACGCATTGACATATCAGAGCTGTCAGTATCAGAACCAGACTCTACATCTTCAAAACGATTTTGCACTTCTTGGTTTGTATCTAATTCAGCATGACCAGCGTGTTTTTCAACTAAATCTCGGTCATAGCCCATTTGTAACAAATCAGATACCTTCATTGTTGTTCTATGTGCTACAAAATCAGCTTCATCTATTGACGCAGCTCGTCTGTTCACTAAAAATTCTTCTGGCGGTATGTTGTCAACCTTAATCATGCCACCATACATAGTGCGTTTAATTTTGACATCATGGCTAACACTATAATCCGATAAAGGCATACCCATTTCGTCAACACCTTCTTCACCATATTCTTCGGTGTTTTGCTCAACAATTTCTACATTTTCATCTTGCAGCAATAAGGTTAGTTCATCATCAGATAAACCAGTATAGGTTTCTTCTTCGACATTTTCGGTTTCATCATAATAGACTTTAACAACGCCAATTTTTTGCAATAAAGCGTCTTTAAAGAAATTGTGCATAATGACAAAACCATCATTTTGACAGTTAATGACATAATTAGCGTATGATGTGGCTTGTTTTGCGCCCTCAACATCTTCTTCTTGTCGAGGCATAAACTCAACATAATTGTCAGTTTGTGTAAATGTACGCATAAGGCTTGGCATGATAAACTCAATGGTATCAGCAACTTCTGTCGTTACAACTTGGGAACGCCCTTCTTGTTCGTTGCCGAACTTTTCACCCATGTAGTAATCCATTGCTTGTATGCGGTCTATACCATACTCGCTATCATAAAACCCTAATGCGTTTTCAATCTCATTACGCACTAAAGCCTGAAACTCTAGTTCTTCCATAATGTAACCTATTTTTTGGTTGTTTTTTTCTTTTCAGCAGATTTTTTTTCTTCTTGTTCTTTTTTCTTCTGCTTATCTATATCAAGTGCTTGGCTTCTTTGCATTGTATTATCCTATTGTTAAAATTAATAAAAGTAGTACGATAATGCCACCAAATGCAGCATCAACATAATCCCATGAATGATTTTTGATGTAATCAATAATTGTCGTTAATATTTCCATATTTTCTCCTAGTTTAATTTGCTCATATCTGGTCGTATATCAATAGATTGTATTTTTTCTAAAAACTCGTCAGAACTACCACCGCTTTTGTAAAAACAAAATGCAGAAGCAGCTAAAACTATATCTGTTAATAATTTCCAGTTATCTATTGGTTTGTTCATTGACTCTAATTCTAAACACAGATGGCTTAGCAAAGCGTCTGTCACAGGGTTATCTGCGATTACCTCTTTAACTTCTTCATCTAGTTCAAATATGATGTCATCTATGTTATCCATGAGTTATCCTTATATGATATTGGTTTATTCCAATTATGCTGTGTGCCACGAACAGAAGCAGTAAATGCTTGTTGTGCAAAAGTTAGGCAAAAAGCATCAGCTAGGTCACAAGAACGACCACCCAATCTTTTCTTAAATTCATCTTTGGCTTCAACTTTTATTTTTCCAGCACTTGTAATTTTAAAACGAGGTGCAATAAGTTCTTCTATGAGTTTGTCATCTTGAACTAAATACACATCACGCCCTTCAAACCATTCTCTCGCCCTAAACCATAATTCGTCACGCAAACGCATATATTTTTCACGCATACTAGGACTTTCACTAACTTGTATAGGTCTGGCAGGTAGGTCAAGTTCTGTCAATCGTGAACACACACCAGACCCAATACCTATGGTATCTACCATAATATCTGTTGGTCTATCTTTATATTTACACATTTCATACGACTTCATTGCCACGCCTTTTACATAGGGCTGTTCTATCACTACCGAAATTGGCGACATCTAAACCCCAAACTACAGGAGTATAGGGGTCAACTTGCACATCTCTATTTAAAGAACTATCCACCATATATAGCGGAATAACTGTATCATCTTCTGCACGAGGGAACTCACCTAAGACACGCACTCGATACACATTCGAGTCATCACCATATTTTATTCCCATATCTTCAATATATTCAGGTGCAACTTGCGAACTGTCCTTACAAGCAACTGTCATCAATGTCCATCTATCACGCATTGCGGAAAAGGCATTAAAGAAATAGCCGCTTGTTCGTGTTGGATTACCAGTCATCACAACTTTCGCATTAGGTGTTGAAAGCGAACCCTCACCTACCTCAAATATCATATCATCTACACCAGAGGCTTCATCTATAATAAATAAAAGGTTATCAGAGTGGAATCCTTGTAACGCTTCTGGATTTTCTCTACGACTCACACGAGCCACAGCGTAACTATCACTAGCACCTTCTAAATTAATTTTATCCGATTTCATTTCAAGCTGCTGATAAAATGCTTCTGGCAGCTTACGACCCCATTTTTTCACTTCTGCCCATAGCACATCTGATAATTGATGTGCGGTGTTGGCAGTACATACCACTTTACATGGGTGACGAGTGAGTAACCACCACAAGATAAGCCACGACAATACTGCTGTTTTACCGACTCCATGACCTGATTTAACTGCACATCTAGGATTATCCATGACATTACGCAAAAACTCACGCTGCCATTGTTCAGGTTTGACATCTAACATTGTTTCGACAAACATTACAGGGTCTAAAGCGAGTTCAGCAAGTATTTCAGCTAATTGTTCGTTGCTCATATATTTCCTTTTTATATGGGGTAACAGGGGAAAATGGTATGTTAAAAACCTGCCACCCCACCTTGCAAGGCAATATGTCATAAACCCATTTTATTAATAGTTGTTGAAAGGAAGGGAGATATATTTACAACACAATTCTGCCTATGTTGCCATATTTAGCGATTTTACAAAGTTTGTCAATATATAGAAAAATTTTTTTAGGGGGTACTATATATAGAATTTTTTCAGAGAGGGGGGTATATATATTATCATGTAGAGGGCGAGTGGCAGAACAAAGGGGGGGTATTTTGCTATTTTGTTCTTGTTTTGTTCTCTATTTGTTCTAGCTTCGTTCCTGCTTCTTTGGTTGGGGTTATATCAATTACATTATCTTTATATGTTTCTATTTTATCTGATATTAAGCTTAGAGTGGAGCTTATAGAACCATTCGCAGTTAAATTAATATCTTTAGGTAATATAGAAGCATAAGCCTTTAAAGTGCCTTTGAAATCGTTTCTTAAGCTTTCCTCAATTATCTTTTCTAAAGGCATAGCAGAAGCGTTAATGTTCGTAATAGCGTGTCTTAACCCAGATAAAAGCATTTTTTTTGCTTCTTTTTTTATTGGGTTGACCTGCGTCCTGCTTCCTTTTGGACGACCTCGCTTTCGCTTTTCTTGTGTCGTTGTTTCTTGAGCCATAAAAAACCTTTATTAAAAATTATAACCTTTTGATTTTATTATATAGAGAATATTAAAAAATATTCAATAAAATAATTAATTGGCATAAAAAAAGGGAGCTAAAAAACTCCCTTAATTTATCTTATATTAATTAATTATTCCTAATTAATAACATCAGTGTCAAAAAACATTTTTAATTTTTTGGCATGGTCTTTTATAAAATCACTTTTATAATTTTCATAAAGATAATCAATTTCTGCTTTAATTTCTTCTAAAGTAGGGTGTAATGTAATATCTGAATAAATAATATTACCTTTTTCATCAGTATCTAATCTTTCACCATAGGTATTTGGGTGTAATGGAATATGATAATTCATTCTCCAATCTTCAGCATCATTATCATTAAATCTAATATACCAACGACCTTGCCAATAATTAACTAATTTTTGAATATAACAGGTTTTACCATGTTTCCTACAAGCATCTTGAATTCCGCTATATTCATGATATAACATAGGATCACAACCATCATGTTTCTCACTAACAAAGGCATCACAAATCTCAAAACCTTTATATTTGTAATGACCTTTACCTAATTTTACTAATTTATGTTCCATAATATTTCCTTTCATTTAATATATAGACCTTAAACTTTTAAAGTTATTATGTCAAATCTTTTAAGCATAAAAAAAGAGGGTTAAAAAACCCTCTTAATTTAATTATATAAAATTAATCTATTTAATTTTATCTAATATTTTTAAAACTTGATTTAATTGTTTTAGAGATAACTTATCAATTCCATTTTTATTAATTAGTTTTTTATCTTGAAAACTTGCTTTTTTTAAATCTTCTTTTTGCATTTTATGTCCTTTCAATTTATCTTATATAAACTTTTTTAATTCATTATTAAAATCATCTTCACTTAAACGAATTGATTTATCTTTGTTTATCCAGTTTAAATGCTTACCAGTTGTAGTTCCCCAGTCATTCTTTCTAATGATTAATTTACCATTTTTACTTTTAACAGCTATAAGTGTTTCATAACTAAAAAAATATTCATTATTATTTATATCAGTAAAACCTAAACAATGCGTTCCATAATTATTATTTGAGTAATTACCATAATTAAATTTATTTATATTCATAATATTTCCTTTCATTAAATAATAACTAATATATAAAACATTAAATGTTATTTGTAAAGTCTTTTATTTATATTTATTTATTTTTTTTATTAAAAAAAACTTTACAACATTATTTCCATAATATATAACTTTAAATGTTGTTAATTAATGAAAGGATAAAACAAATGAATTATTATAAATACACAATAAAACTTAAAGCTAAACCATACCCTGTTTTTAATGTTACTGAAACAAGTGAAGAAAAGGCATTTAAAACAATTTTAGGACAAGAAATAAACTATAATTCAAATTGGGGTTATGAATTATTAAAAAAAGAAAGGGTGATATAATGCAAAATAAAGCTACATACGAATTAAAAAACATAATCAAAGCATTATCAATAATGGAAATCTTAAATACATCTGAAGAAAATGAAAGATTAAGACAAGCTAAAGAAGAATTAAAAAGAAGAAAGAAAGGTTAAAACAATGGATTTTTTAATATACTCATTTATAGGAATAGTTTTAATTCCTTTAATTTTTGTTATTTGGTTTGTAACCATAAATATAATTGAAGTTTTAAAGGATTAAAAATGAAAAAATTAATTAAAGAATATAAAAAAATAAATGGTGTTGATTGGTTTAATGGCTTGTTAATTACAATCTTAGGAACAGCATTTTTTATAGCAGTTATTTATCAATATTAAGAAAGGAAAGAAAATGGTTAAAAAAATATATAAAGTAAAATTTGGAATGGCTAGGGCTTGGTTTACACCAGAATTAAAGGAAAATACTAGAGTTAGACATTTTACTAACAAAAAAAAGGCAGAATTATTTTTAGATAGATTAAATAAGTTTAATATTAAAGATAAATATTTACCTGAATTTAATGTAGTCGCATGGTCAGATTTAATAGAAGAAAGGAAAGAAAATGGATAATAATATAGATATGGATAAACCAATAGAAATTATATGTAAGGAACATGGGAGCTTCTGGATAACCCCAAATGACCATATAGGAAATAATAAAGAAAAGATTGCTTATGGTTGTTTTAAATGCGGAGATAAAGTTTTTTTAGAGGGAGAAGAATAATGGCTAAAAAACTAACAGTTGAGGAAATAGAAGATAGATTATGTGCAGTAGAAAGTAGATATTACAATGGTTACAGTCAGACTGAATACTGGTGGAGAGTGAGTGGTAATGTTGAACCTAAAGATAGAAGATTATGGACAAGATATATTAACTTGTTAAATAAAAGAAAAATGGAGATGAATAATGGCAAAAGTATATGACATTTGTTATAAATGTGGAAAATCAGATAATAATTTAACAATGAACGAATTAAATGAAAGTGATTTTGATATTTATTGTGATAATTGTTTTAATCAAATAACTAATAATACTGAAAATGTTCCGCAAGATCGCTAAGACTTAATTTCAACATATCAAAGGCAGAATTTTTGTTATAGCGTGTCTTTTTAATAGCGTCTTTTGCTGAATAGTCATAGCATATCACATCATCAGTAAAATTGCGTAAGGTTTTATTTATGGCGTTTCTAGCGTGTTCATATTTAATCTTATTATCCACCTGATAATCGGAAATAGTGATTAGTGTGTCATTACCGCCTATTCTTTCAGATAAAGTGCTAATTATCTTTTGTGGCTTTGTGCCAAAATACCAACATTTATAATATTCTTCTGCGGATAAATATTCATTATCAGTCAAATTACCACGACTATAATATCGTGAAATACAAGTGTTGTTTAAGTTAAATTGTTTAAAAACTCCTGCTCTAGCTGTTTCTTTTAAAACTAAATTAAATTTTTTTATTTGTTCTGGTGTGGGTTTAATTTTTGTCATTAAAATTCTATTACTTTATTTTCGTTAATTAATTCTTGCCATTCTTGTTTTAAAATAAATTCATTTTCATTTGTTGTTTGAAAAGGTAATTTTAAATTGTGTCGTAATGCTCGTAAATAATGTAAATCACCGAATACTCTTTTGCCATTGTGAATAGGTATTACAAAACTTTTTAAAGCTAAGTGCATATCATGTGGAAATAAATCTTTCCATTGTGATTTTAATTCATCATCATAAATTATACCAGAATTAGCAATATTCGTGCCTTTTTTTAGTTCCCAGCTTTCCCAATTATCCGCAAATATTGTCTTTTTAAAATAAGATTTACAATATTTTTCAAATTCAAATGGTTTAGGCATAAAACTTGTCTTATGTTCTTTTAATATCGTTTTTCGTAATTCATCTATTAAATACAAAAATTCTTCTTCGTTTTTTTGACTCGGTATGAGTTCATTTATTATTGGAGCTATATCTGAAACATATATTTTTATTTCTTCATCAGTTTTTTTCCCAAATGAAAAGTGATTACTTAAACCGCTTATCAAGTGTTCCATTATTGCTCTTAATCGTGTTTGTTCAGTTAATGCCATTTTTTATCTCCC